ACGCTACTTCGCAGTGCCCCGCAATATTCATTGAGAGTCAGACAGCAATGCCCACCACTCAGTGGCGGTGGAACACCCAGTACGTGAAGGTGCTCAAGACGAAGAGGGGCGCCATGACGCCCAATGGCGGTAGCCAGTACTCCACGCCAATTAATTTTTGGTGTCCGGTGAAGGGTCGAAAGAGGGTCGAGAATGACGAATCATTACTCATAAATAGTGTGTTGGGAACGTTAGTCGGGAAAAACTACTATTGCGTTTTGGAGCTATACAACGCCTCAGGGGAGCAGTTGAGCAATAACTGCGCTGCTTTGTATGATAAGGTGGTCTATTTTAAGGACGCTTAATAAAAAGATCCGTGTACACAGTAATAATTAGGACCCGCAATGCTCGGTAACTGCCTCGTCTGGTGCCACCCTGCTTCGCAACTAGTGGAAGAAGTACAGGGTTGTCGGTATGAGGGGTGTCCTTAATTTAACCAAAACATGTCCGCCCAGCGGCAGCGAAGCGGGAGCGTCGAGAACAAACATAAATCACAAATCATCTTCTATTAATTCCAAAATCCTATCTTCTAGTTCCGGGTTATCCGGGACTACATACATAGGCGCGTTTACCTCTACTATAACGCAATTAGCTTCGTACCAGTTTAGCTCGTGCTCGCTAAGTAATTTATTACGTCCGTCCTTCGTGCACATATATCTAAAGTCCTCACCCTGATTACATAAGAAGATCATCGGTTTCCCCCATTTGACCACCCTCTTCCTCGCGAACTTGTCTGTGAGAACAAGTTCCTTCTGGGACCCCCATAAGGTCTTGCGCGAGCCCCCGATAAAGTCGAACGAGATGTCATCGAGGACGAGGTAGTCCGCCTGGTCGTCCCACGCCGATAAGCAGAAGAGCCCGCACATGTAGATATGTCGTCCGATGGAGCGAGCCCACTCCGTCTTACCGAGACGGGTCGGGCCGACGACCATGAGGGTCTTCGGTCTGTCTGGTCTAACCTAGGTGGATGTATAATCGTACTTAGTCGATACCAGCAGATAGTTAGCAATTGGAAGACTAACCAACGATCTACTGGTACCAACCTCTCCAAACACCTCAGCAACCCAGCTGTCAATCTCTGTTGGTATGACGAAGGAGTCATGCTCGTATGGGCTGACGTAATCGGAGGGGCTGTTGTAGTGCTGCTGAGCGAACGCAAGGATGTCGAAATGTCTGAGTACAAATTCCTTGGGGAAGTTGTCTGCGCATGATTGGATAAACTCGGCCTGGGTCTCACAGGCGAGAAGATCTCCCCAAGAGTAGCGCGCTGGCGGCGTAAGAAACACGGGGACCTCGCCACGGGTGATATACAACTGGGTTCCGTCCTTGACGATGTAGTCGATGCTTCGCTCGAGGTCTCGCTTGCTGTTTTTAATGGTTTTGATGTTGGGGTGGTACCCTCCGAAGTCGAAGGCGAAGAATGTGCCTCTGAACCGACTAGGGAAAGTGACGACGGCATGGAAGTGTGCTCCACCATCGAGGTGCTGCTCCTCGTTAACCCCGACATAGGACGGTTGCGGTTTGAGGCCATAGAGAAAATCTGCGAGTGTGACGGTGTTGACCTCAACGGATATATTGACTTGGGAGTATGTGATGAGAAAGCGTCGGCCGTCGAATCGAGGAGTGGGTGGCATTATATAAGGAGCGGGGAGGACTCGTCAAAAGATTCTGTCCTCCCTGCGCTCCCCACTCCCCACGCTTATATACACATATAAAAGCGCCGCAGTCACGAAAAATAATTTTTCGTCACGCCACGCCAAGCCATCCCGTGATTTGCCAAGCAAATGCGCCGCAGAACCCGAAAGCGCGCCAAGCGCACGTACCGCCGGAAAAAGCGCTCTACCGGAAACCGCCGTAAAAGCCTCATACGGCTTATCAAATCAGTCTCTCTCTCGACCCAAGAAACGAAAGTGTTCCAGCGAGGGCACAATGTGTTTACGGATTTACCTCCCCTCGGTTCCTCCGCCTTCTCGTGGATCTTCCCCCTATTCAACGACATACCGAAGATCAAGAACACCTCCACCGATACGGACGAATCAGCCATCGGCAATCAGATTTGGTCACGGGGTGTCAGATTCAAATTCTTCCTCGTCAATGGAGGATCTGGCCCGTCCGACATATCACAGCTACGATGGCGTATATCCCTCCTCAGCACAAGTAGACCGGACTATATTGCGCTCCCCAACGCTACTTCGCAGTGCCCCGCAATATTCATTGAGAGTCAGACAGCAATGCCCACCACTCAGTGGCGGTGGAACACCCAGTACGTGAAGGTGCTCAAGACGAAGAGGGGCGCCATGACGCC